AACATTTTCATCACTTCTTGATAGATTTCTTCTGGTAACTTGAAGAGAACCATTTCATTACAGCTAACACAGCCTTCAAACTTGCCCGAGCTCATTTTGCCCAGTCCTTCAAAGCTCATCCCTAATTCCGATGCTTTAACTGGCTCATAACCCAACGCGATACGTTTGTCGATACTGTCATAATTGTTTGTGGTGGATAACCAGCACAAGTGAAACCCGGGAATAACCCCGTTTGGTAAATCAGGCAAAGCGCTGTTTGCCCATTTATCGCGGAACGCAGCTACACGCTCCTTTTTTGATAACTCGTCCGGATTCTCATTAGAAATCCGTTCTTTTGTTTCTGCAACTCGATCGGCTAAGCGATCATCTAAGTCACGTTTGATTCTTGTATTTGCCATGATAATTAACCTTTATTTTGACGATCATACGACGCATAAGCGCGGATCATTTTGTTTCGTTTTTCTACATCATCCCATGCGCCAGCATCTTTAATTGCTTGGACGCGATCACGACTTAACGTAATGGTTCCTGACTTGGCGCTATTTGCATTAGCCGTGCGGCCGGATGTTGTGGTATTTGCTCGTTTCACAGAGCCCCCTTTAGAAGTGTATCTGTGTGGTAAACGAGACTGTAAACGACTGTCTAGCTCTTCCCAATATTCAGGATCGCTTGGATCCCAACCATCAGCGGCTAGTTCTTGGTCAACTACTTTGGCAATTCTACTATCTGTGTCTCGAGCTTGTGGGTCGTACCAAGAGTTCTTTTTAAGCCATTTTGTTGCGTTGGCTTGTACCTCTGTGTTGATTTGATTAGGTACGTTTTCTTTTGGAGCTCTTGCTTCGTCCAGTTGCTGCTTTTTATAATGTTCAGCTTGTTTTAAACGCTGTTTAGCGTCTGTTAACTGCTCTAAATATTCAACTTGAGCTGCTGCATCGCCAGACTGCGCGGCTTGAAGCATCTTCATTTTTGCATATTCGACTCTAGTGGCTTCATCTTCAATAGCCTTGTCAATCTGTGCAAACTGGTATGATGCTGCGGTATTTTCTACCTTTGCCAAGCGTTCTGCTAATTCGGCGTTGCGGCGCTCAAGTGCCGTAATTTTGTTTTTTGCTGAGATTTCACGTTGTTTCTTTAACTCTTTTTTGAGTTTACGTTCTTCTCTGCGAGCTTCACGAATCTGTTCGCGTTCTTCGTCGGTTTCGCCTTCGTCGGCTGCTTCGTCGTCTTCGCGCTCTTCATCAGTACGGTCGTCTTGTTCTGCTGCTTCTACTTGACCGCCTTCTTCGTGCTCTTCAATTTCTTCTGGAAACTCTACTTTAGCAACTAAAGTACCATCTTCCATTTCTTTCATTGGGACGTGATCGTCCTGTTCATTCTTTGACATTCTTGACTTTCTACAAAGTTATTAATCTACAAACGCTTTCATTTTTTGAGCATACTCAAAAGATTTAATCTTGGAGATTATTTCACGCGCTTGTAACGTGATAAATACTACTGCGCCGCCTTCATCATTTGGATCTATAACAAAACGATCTCCGCCGTATTTGATGGTCCTAACCAAATCACCTTCTTTACACCAAGGGCCTTCAATCCAAGGCTCTAATGTGTCCGGTGACTTATATGCTAGGGGTCCAACTTGAATTACTTTGGCTACTGTTTCGTTAAACTTCAGCGTTTGTTGAGTTTCGTCAACAAAAATGATTCCGCCTTTGCTTTTAATTTTTTGTCTACGCAACTGGACCAATACTCTGTCTCCAGCTACTTCAACACCGTGGTCGACGATAGGAAAACACTCTAATTCTGTTCGTGTGTCCGGCTCATCGTTGGTTTTAATATCAATTGCCATTCGGCAATCCCTTTCTGAATCTTACGATTCGTCGTCATCGTTTTCCGTTAAAATTTCGTTGACAATATCCAAAGATAACTGCAAACCTTGGATAATGCCTACATATTGCTTATAATCATCAAATGAATTGATGTTTGAACCCGCGGTAACGGTATCCGCATGATTTTGTATCTCAGTCCTTACGCGACCGATAATTTCACTAATAAAGTCTTTCATACTTTAACTAATACGTTGGTCGGAATAAATCCGCCCCAAAAATCAATAAAAGTTTCCGCCGCCGATATCTTTAAGGTTTTTAGCTTGACCAACTTTGCTATCTTTAGCCATTTTGTTTTGATTTAAAACAGCATTGTTAGCGCGCTTGGAGCCAGATGGGCCTTTGTCGATGGTTTTCTCACCAGGACCGCCAGCGTTGCCGGGGGTGCCAGTCATTTTGTATGTTTTACGGAAGCCTAATTCGCCGCCGTCTTGTTTTTTGTTTGCCATTATTGTTCCTCAGTGGGTGTTTGGGGTTGTGCTTCTTGTTGCTGCTGTGCTTGGGCTAGTTGCTGTTCGTGCATCTGCTGGGCTTGTGCTAAACCCTGTTGGTGTTGCTGGTCCTGTTGCTGCATTTCTAGTGCATGCTGCTGCTGGGCTTGTGCTAAACCTTGTTGATGCTCTTGAGCGGCTTGTTGTACCTCAATTTGTTGCTGAACTTGTTGTGCTTGTTGTTGGAATGCTTGTTGTTGGATAGCTAAACCGTGCTGACGAATATCTTGGTCAGAGGCTTGGATAGCTTCCATTGCCGATTGGTTTTGTTCTGCTTCCAATTGCGTTTGGAGCTGATCCATCTGGGCTCCGGCGTTAATTGAAGCAACACGCTCTTTTGCCGCATTGTTGATGTTAGCCATTGCAATATCGGTAGCGTTGCGTTGGTTATCAATGCTAGTTTGGGTGCTGTATTTAGCCTGCAACTCTTGAACTTTAGCTTGCAACTGAGCAATCTTGACTTGGTAGTCTTGCTGCATGCCCTGAGTATCCAATTGCATCTTGGCCTGAGCTTCTTGCAATTTACGCTGAGTCTCAGCAGTCTGAGTCTTAACAATTGCCGCAGCAGTTGGGTCAGACATAAGCATAGTCTGTTGCTGAGATTGTTGAGCTTGCGCAACTTTTTGTGCTAATCCAGAAATTTGTTGCAGGAATGGTCCAATAGTTTGCTGTGAGTCTTGTCCAACCATCTGTGATGCCAGGGCCAAGGCTTGTTGTGCTTCTTGGTCCAGCGGCAACTCTTGGTGTAGTTTTAAAGTATCTTCGCCACCAGAAGCATGGGCTACATAGGCACGCATAGATTGCAAGTAATGCAGTGTCAAGTGTTGCTTGATGTGCTCTAGTGCATGTGGCGCAAAAATTGGTCCAATAATAGGATTACCGCCGTACGCAGGATTCATTGCATACTCAAGGTGAATCTTAAGGTGGGCAATATGGTCCTGGTCGGGGTAGGCGGCAGCGGGTCGTCCCATCGTCATAGAAACGTTCTCTAAGGCCGGATTGGATTCGTTGGCGCCTTGTGGGTTTGGCAGTACTTCTTCAAGTTCAGGAATTTTAAGTTGTTTAAGAACGCGTTTATATACGGCGCGTACGTCAAACATTCCTGGAGGCGCAGAGCCTGCCATTTGTAACAGTGCTTGATTCTGAGCAAGACGTTGTGTCTCAGAAAAAATGTTAGGATCAGATACTGGGCGAACATCTGAGTTATACGCAAAGTCGCGTACCTCAATGCTTTCGCCAGATTGATTGTCCATCTCTTGCAAGTACCAATGGTTGATACGGGAGATGATCTTAAGTGATTTTTCTTGGCTACGATGTAGGCGAGCGTGAATGCTAGAAAATACTTTAGCGCCTTGTTCAATCAGAGCTTGAGTTGTGCCAACAGGCATTTGACTGTTAGCATCAGCAATCTTCTCTTCAGCGGTTGTAACAACGCCTTTAGCTGCAGAAGTTAACCAACCAAGCAAATCAAACAATACGCTTGATGGTGGATTGAACGGCATTGCCATGGCAATCTGACGAATGTCAGTTACACCAGCGCCAGCTTCTACTTCAACTACTTGGGTTGGTTCAATCCGATCAGACTGTCCACTAACTCGCCCAGTTTTAAGTTTAAGTAATGTCTGGCTGTTGTTGATATGAGCAGCATCAAGCAGAGCACGTAAAGCGCCAGTGAGAGCAGCAGATAGGCCGCCAATAAGATGGGGGAGGCCAATAGCATAAGCACCACGCCAAGGGATGAACTTGAACTCGACCATCCAGTCCAATTTTTCACGTTTTTCATCATTTGCATCCCAGTTGCGATATAGTGCTAATACTTTGTTTGTTGATTCATCAATTGTCAGAATGTATGGTGCGCGTTTGCCTTCTGTCTCTGTATCTTCGTCCAGACGCATGAAGCAAGTAATTTCATAAATGCGGCGCAGCTCATCAATATTTTTGCCTGGTAAGTCTTTGCCTTCAATCTTGTTGTTGGCTTTCTCAGACTGGGTCATGTCATTGATCGGAGCATCAGACGTGTATTCCAAATTGTCTAAGTCACGATACAGACCAGCATCAATACGTTTTAAATATTCATCGCCAGTAATGTCTTGCTGTTCGCATACACGCTGTGATGTATAAAAGTTAGTTGTTGCGTATGGTAGAATGATGTTGTCAATTGGAACCCACTCACATGTTGGGCGCGCTTGCTCTTCATCGTACATCCACTTGAGATACTGTGATCCACCAAGTGGCAATTGAGTAAACAACTGTTCCATCTCATCACGGAACTCAGGAACTTGTTGTGTTAACTGCCAGTTAAGGAAGTTTACTTTTCGTTCTGCTGTTTCTTCTTTTTGTTTATCATCACTACCTCTGATGTTCGATTTGACAATGCCGTCTGACGGAAGAAGTTCTTTTGAAGCGGACGCTGCGAAGTCGACGCAAGCCTCAGCCATGACGGGATGCACCACTTTAGAAGCACCGTCGAAAGTAGCACCACCAGGAGCGTCCTTACCAAGGCCTGTCCGACGAAGTCCTTCTTCATATTGTTTATCTCTTTGTTTGCGAGCTTCTTTGTCTACATCAATATAATCGAGATACTCAATCGCCAACGCATTTAATGTTTGCTCATCAAATACTTCTGCAAGGTTTGCGTAAAACTCTGGATTCTTTCGTGGGCTAGATTTTTCTACGTAGT